CTCTCGGCGGCTGGCCTTGGCGGTGTAGAAGAAGCGGGACGGCTCTCCGAGCATCGACGCCGCCGCCTCGTCCAGCGCGACGTTGGCGGGCCAGCGGCCAGCGTCTGCATGCACGACGGAGTGCCCTGTGCGCGCCCATGATGCGCTTCGATCCTCTTTGCCGTCAGCCGTCAATGGGTAGGCCGCTTGTCCGCTGCGCTTGGTCGCCCCATGCGTTCCGATCCGGCACGCATCCACGTTGATCGCCCCCGTTCCATGCGCGAGCACGTTCGCGGCGACGGTGCCGATGAGGGGCTTCCTCGCGAGGATGACAGGCTCCCACGCTGGCTTGAGAGCGGTGCCCCAGCCTTGCCATTGACGAGCGGCGTCGGTCGCGGGGGCGGTGAGCGGAGACATCTTTACTGCTCCGACGGAGGTTCCACCAGATGCAGCCACGGAAGCGCGTCCGGTATCTCCTCCGATTGCGGCCGTTCCTGTCAGTCGCTGATATCCCACCACATCGCGTTCTGCTCCCGCTGCCTTGTCGAGCGCCTTGCTCACGTCGAGCGACTTCGGGAATCCCGAACCGTAAAGCCACGATAGACAGTCGCGCACCTCCCAGCCTGCGTCCTCGACGGCGCACGCGAGCCTGTGGAAGGTGCGAGTGCCACCGAAGGCGACGAGGTGCGCTCCGGGCTTCGCGACGCGTAGAGCCTCGCGCCAAAACTCGACACCGGGCACGCCGTGATCCCATTCGCGACCCATGAACGACAGCCCGTAAGGAGGGTCCGTCACGATGGCGTCAACGCTATCGGCCTCCATCGTGCGCATCGCGTCTCGACAGTCCGCATGATGCAGCGTCCAGCGCGTCATTCGTTGCCCCCTAGCAGCGTCTTCGCCGCTGCGGACAACTCCTCGTGACTCATCCGGTCAACCGCATCGACGGCAGCAAGCTGGACCGGACCACCTCCAGGCCCGCTCACTTCCTTGCGCTCCTTCGGTGGCGCCCATTCGTCTGGCGCTCGACGCTCAAGCCACCATGCGGACGCCTTCCAGTCGTCGGCAACCGCGACCTTGGCGACGTGGCGAGCTTCGGCCGATGCCCTGGCATCATCGACCCAATCGCGCAACTCGAGGTCAACGGCCATCTTCTCCCGGAGGCTCGTCTCAGGGATGCGCAGCGCAGCGCAGGAGGCACGGAGTGGGATGCCTTGCTCCAACAGGGCTATCAGAGCGGCGATTCGCTCTTCGGACTGCCACGCTCCGCGCGCGCGAGACAACGTTGGGCGGGATGAATTTCCATCATCTCCAGCACGCTCTACCGCAGCAGCCTCATCCGGCGCCGTCTTCCTCTTTCGCATCTCGTCTCCTGAGCATGCAGGGAATACACACCCCTGCGTCTAGTGCTCGATTGCATTCCGACGCTCCGCAGCGTCGGCACCGTTCGCGCTCATGTTGGCACCGAATAGCACAGCAGAGCAACCCAGAATCGCTCTGGATTGGCTGCCAGTCCGGCAGGACTCCAGCCGCTGCTGCGGGCCTCTGGCGAGTTCGCCCACCTCGTCGCAAGCGTGGCGCAGATGGAATCCGCTCTACCGCCCCCCAAGCCCCGGCAGGCCATCCCTTCGCACCATGCTCCGAGCCGTCCCCAGCCATGCCAGTCGCCATCCTCTAGCAGCCCGTGGGGCGCTCCCTCAGCCTCGTCAACCGCTACCCGACACCACTCCCTAACCAGCTCTGGCATGGAGGGTGCTACGCGTGCGCGCGCCTGCGCGCGCTTTCTTATTCTCTTCTCTTCTATAAGACTCATCTAATCTAGCCTCTATCAGTCTTTCTAGTTTGGTTGTTAGGTATACGCTTAATCCTCGCTTATGGAGGTTCTCTCTCCTAGTAGGGTTTCATCATCGGAGAGGCTTTCTAGTAGGAGCGAGATTTATGAGAACAACTAAACACACAAACTAAAAACCTCTTAGAGGCTAGCTTAGAAGCTCTCATAGTAGCTTCTACGGAGAAGCGCGGGCGCGCGCGCGAGGGTCGTCTTGGTCGCTGGCCGGTTGGCCCGTCCGGCAGCGTGGCCGGTTGCAGCGCCTGGGATGCCGCTAGAAGCTCTCCAAACCGTCAGGACGGCCGCAGGTAGCGTCCGGGCCTGCTGCGGGCTTCCTGGTGGCTTCTAGGGGCTGCTCCAGTTATCCAGCCGGATGGGATAGCTGGACCGTCTGGATACGCTCGCCAAGCCAGCGCATAACGGGGACGGCCATGGAGTTTCCGAGTGCTCGAAACCTTGCAGCGTCTAGCCTCGACTCCGGTTCCCATTGGATTTTCGTATAGTCATCGGGGAACCCAAAGCACCGCTCGACCTCGCGAGGGGTGAGCCTGCGGATTCTCGATGGTCCTGCATCGCATGAGCAGTCCGCATCGAGGTCGCATTCCACCGCGTGGGAGGTCTGCTCGAGGACGCGAATCCCTCTTTCTGTGGACTCTCCAAGCGACACAGACGTCAGCCCCGAGGCGACGTCTGTCGGTACGGTTTGCAGCCTGGAACCCTGTCCGCTTAGAGGGGTCACGGAGTAGCAGCGGCTGCTAGAGCGTACATCCATTCCTCCGGAGCTTTGTCCGTCCTCGCAAGCAATCCAGCGCACGCTCGAGGGCTCAAATAGTACCTCTGCGGCACGGGCTCCGCTTCCAAGATGTCCGACAAGGAACACGCGACGACGTCGCTGGGGAACTCCGAAGTGCTGAGCGTCCAGCACTCGCCACGCGAGGCTGTACCCGCATTCGACCAGCGCCCCGACGATGGAACCAAAGTCCCGTCCGTCGCCTGCTGACAGAACACCGGGGACGTTTTCCCAGATGACCCATCGAGGCCTGAGCCTGCGAGCCATTCGCGCATAGACCAGCGCGAGGTTTCCGCGCTCGTCCTCGATTCCTCCGCGAAGTCCGGCGATTGAGAAGCTCTGGCATGGTGTCCCTCCCACGAGAACGTCAATTGACCCTGGTTCGATGTTCCACGCTTCATGCTTCTCGAGGTCTCCAAGGTTTGGAACTTGCGGGAATCGCGCTGCCAGCACGGCAGATGCGAAGGGGTCAATCTCCGAGAACGCCACCGGCTCCCATCCAAGCGGCTCCCACGCCACGGAAGCCGCCTCGATGCCGCTGCATACCGATAGGTATCTCATCACCAGCCTCCCTTGGCCTTCTTCGGCGCTGGGCCACCCTGTTCTTGGAGCAGCCCGTATGCGTCTCGGCGCATCCAGAATCTGCGGCCTGCGCTGGCGCGCTTGACCTTGGCGACCTTGCCGAAAACGCAGCCGAATCGCGGGTCCGATTCCTCGTCGGTCTCTCGCCAAAGCAGCACGATTGCTTGCGCGCTGTTCTCGATGTCGCCGCTTTCCTTGAGGTCGCCGTCCCCTGGTTCCTGATACTTCCCTCCCTCGCCAGCCCTTCGGAGTTGGCTAGCCAACACGAGGACTGCGCCGAGTTGTGCCGCAGCAGCCATGAGCGTGGCCAAGCTATCGTTGACCTTTTCTCGCGTCGATGAGCCGACGTCCCGGTGCCGAATGGCCTGGAGGTAATCGATGAGGAGAACCTTGCAGCCACGGACTCGGACCATGTAGGCCATCCTCGACACCACGCCCTCGATACTGCGTGACCTGATTTTCGCGAATGAAATCGGCAGGTTAGCCTCTCGATCGATGCCTGCTGAGATTGGCTGGGAGTGTTCCGCGCGTAATCCAGTCGCCCACATCGCCGAGGCATCGACGCCGGAGATGGCTGCAAGTCCCTTAGAACCGAAATCCTCGGCGCCGTCCTCGATTGAGATGATTCCGACCGGGGTGCCTGCCCTGGCCATGCCCATCGCCCAAGTCCAAAGAAGCGTGGATTTCCCCACGTTTGTCGCTGCGCCGAGCACTACTAGGTCGCCCGGACCAGCGCGGAAACAATCGTCTAGGCTGGGCGTGCCAAGTCGAACGAACCGCTTGGTTTTCGAGGCTTCGGAGAGTGCTGACACGGACTCGGTCAATAGCTCCCGGAAGGTCAAGACGGGGTCCTCGGAAACGTCCTCGGAGAACGCGACCGCGGCCAATGCGCTCCGGGCCTCCAGCAGCGCGCCACGCTCTGCTAGCGCAGCGGCATGGAGGCTAGCGTCCCGGAGCGTCCTGCCCTGGGAAAGCTCTCGGAGCCGCTTGCTGCAGGCATGGGGGTCAAGCTCAAGGGTCGATTCGAGTTGTAGAAGCCGGTCCTCCCCGACCTGGGTTAGCCTGCCCTGTCTGTCCAGTTCCAGCCGAAGCGAGGACGGGGTCACTTCCTCGCGCCGAGCACGGATGGCCACTAGCGCCGACCAGAGCGCTTGATGCGCTGGGGAAGTGAGGTCCGAGTGCGAGACTGGAGCCTGCTCCAGCGCTTCGGCGCGATGCAGCACCGAGGCGAGGTAGCGCAATTCCAGCGCAGGGTCCGCGCAGGTCAGAGACGCCACAGCGCCTCCGCATACTCCGATACGGTCATCTCGCCACGGAGAAGCCGCTGCATGGCCTCCGCAGCCGCTGCTGTCTGCTCTGGAGACAGGCTAGGACGTGGACCTAGCTCGACGCATGGAAGCCTGCGCTGCCGCTCTGCCGCTCGAGCTGCCTTGCCGCTATTGGCTAGATGCACCCACCTTGCCCATCCGCCACTCATACGCCAAGCCTCTCTGCGCCCATCAAGCGCATCTCCATTCGAGCCAATAGAACCGCCGCACGTCGAGCGGCACGGCCTGCGATGCGAACCAGCGCAAGCCTCATCGGCGTTCTCCAGGGGTCAACCGAAGCAGGTCCGCAACGGACAGCCCGGTGGCCCTCGAGATGGCCCTGGCGACTCGCATCCCAGGGATTTCGCTGGGGGTTGCCGCTGCGTATGCCGCCAGCGTGGGGCGCGAGATGCCTGCCGCTCTGATTACGCGCTCCGAAGCGCCTCGCCCTTCCTGCTCCAGCCAACGCTCCAGCCTGCTCTTCGCCATGCTCCATCCTCCCGCGCACAGATGCGCTTGGAGCCAATACCAGCGCGGGGCTTGCAAGGCAAGAAACCTAAGCGAAAAACTTTTTTCGACTCCAATGCGAAAAAGAACTTGAGGATTCACGGAGCGTCGTTCATAACCCCTGAGTGGTCGCCGATGACGGTGGCCGAGAGAAAAGGACGAAAGAAAATGACCTACACGATTCGAGACGCTGGGAGCCACTCCGTGACCTTCTCCAATCTGAGCATGTTCCGACCGTACACCTCGCGCGGTTGGCTGCTGGATTCGGTTGCTCCGCTGCTCCGCATCGACATCGCGGAAGCGGTCTGGGTGAAGGGTTACGAGTGGGAGGACGGCGACTTCAACCCCTGCACCGACTGGTACCTGTACGCTTGCCAGAGCGATGCGGACAACGACAGCGACGGGTCCGCGGCCCTGCTTGTGGCGGTGGCATCGTGAACGCCCAGACCTACTACGCCGCGGCCTCGCAATCGCTGGAGGCCGACGTTGCTGACTCCATGATGGCGCTCGATTGCGCCGAGATTGACCGGCTGGAACTCTCCGACGTCGTCGCCTCCCAAGCGGCAGACGGAACGCTCGATTGCGAGTGGAGTGACCGGGACATCGCGACGATGCTGCGCGATGTCGGTGCGTCCGACGACGACGCGGCCATCGCCAAGGTCAGACGCATCTACGTCCGGCGCATGTGCTGCGAGTTCCTGGAGGTGGCATCGTGAGCCGCTTTTCCATGCGAATCGTGCGCGGTTGCCGCGCTCTTGGCTACGGAGTGACCTCGGTCGCCACTCGTGATGGAGGCATCGCAGAACCGGTCAGGCAGCACGTCCGGCTCACTCCGCGCACGCTGCTGGCGCTCCGCGACGGCGAGGTCCGAGCAGTCGGAGGCAGCCCCAGCGGTGGCGCTGGCTGCCGATACCGGGAAGCCGTCTACGTCGGAGCGGCCCGCGTCGTTTTCGGAGACGATGAGGATATGTCGTCGCTGCTCTGGGACCTCGCGTCGCTTCGGGATGGCGACGTGGATAGCGTCACCGTGACGTGCGAGGTGGAATCGTGAGGCGCCGTCATACCCCGTGGGTGCCATCAGCGGTCCCGCCAGAGCGTCGGAATCGACGCGTCAAGCCTGCGCCCATGTTCCGCGCTGGCGACGTCTTGGAGGCTCTGGCGTGGCTCGCCACGGCTGCGCTGGCGCTTGTTTGTTCAATGCTGTGGATGCTGATGTGATGGAGGCGATGATGGACTACGACGACGACAGCATGTGCCACGCCTGCGACGGTAGCGGAGGTGGCGACTACCCTTGCGCGTGTCTTAGCTGCCGAGGCAGCGGACGGGCGCGCCAGCGCAGCGGCTATGATTTCGGCGACTTCGAGGGACGCGATTACACAGACGAACCGTGCGACGCGGAGGTGTGTTGGTGACGCGCGCGGCATGGCTTGCGCGTCGAGCGCACGCCTGGGGCTGCTCCGAGCTGCCTGCGCTCTGGCTGGCTGCGGACCCGGAGCTTGAGGCGCCTGCCTATCTACGGCAGCGCATCGGCAAACCGCGGGGGCATCAAAGGATGCGCTTTGTCCTCGAAAAGGCGGGCATCGTTGAAGCGCGCTCCGCTGGAGGCGCAGCAGCGCGCGGAACGGAGCGCGAACGCGAGTTGCTGGAGCAGTACGTCGAGCAACTCCGGCGCGGAATTGTCCGCGGTATTGACCCGGAGAGCGTGCGCCACGCCGACTCGATGCCGTCGGAGTGGCTGCCGATTATCGACCGGCATCAACCGCGTTTGGCATGCACCCCGGACGCCTGGGGGCGAGATAGCTTCGGCATCCTGCATGCGCTGGAGTTGAAGTGCTCCGTCACGGAGCGGACGGCGCTCCCTTGGTATTGGTCGCTCCAAGTCCAGGGTGAAATGTCCTGCATGGGCGCCGATGGAGGCTACGTCATCTGCGGAGAACATTGGGCAGCGCACCACGGACAGGACGGCCCCATTCGGGTTTGGGAGGTAGAGAGAGACGAGAAGACCATCCAACGCGCGCGCCAATTGTGCGCGGATTTCTGGGAAGCTGTGGAGTTTGTGAGACAGGAGAGCAGAGACAATGACTAACGCGCTCGCACTAGTTCCGGCCTCGGTTCCCGAGGTTTTCCGCTTGGCCGAAAGCCTCGCTACCTCCAAGGGCTTCGTTCCGGCGCAGTATCTGGGCGCGCCCAACGCAATCGCAGCCTGCATCCTGACGGGTGCGGAGCTTGGGATGGGTCCGATGGAATCTCTTCGCGAAATTCACGTCGTCCAAGGCCGTCCCACGCTCAGCGCTGGCGCAATGCTAGCGCGCGCCATCCGTGCCGGTGTACGCGTCGAGTGGGTCTGCTCGACGTCAACGGAGGCCACGCTGCGCTTGAGCCGGGATGGCTCGTCCTACGAGCAACGCTGGGACATCGACATGGCCAAGCGTGCGGGGCTGCTGGGCAAGACGGGACCGTGGCAGACCTATCCCGATGCGATGCTTCGGAGTCGGTGCATCAGCGCAGCCGTGCGCGCTTTTTGCCCCGACGCCATCGGCGGCGGTGGCCTGTACGCGCCCGAGGAAGCGGAGAGCATCCCGCAGCGAGTCGAGGTCGTCTCGACCTCGCCAGCAGCCGCTATCCCAGCAGAGTCCGCGATAATCCCGCGGAGTCTTGCAGACTGCAGGACCGAGCCGCAACTCCGGGGATGGATTGGCGAGAACTCCAGCGCGCTGGAGTCGTTGACCGGCGCGAAGCGCTCAGCCGCTCGCGAGCGTCTGGCGCAGGCATGCGAAAGCATGCAGGTCGAAGCGGGGCCGATTCTGGCCCTTGCTGGTTTGGTAGAGTGACTGGAAGGAAATAGAACATGGCAGACAAGCCCCGAATCAAGGTCAGCCTCAAGCATAAGGATGGAGGCGAAAGCCTCAGCATCTTCGCAGCCTGGGACAAGGAAGACGGCAAGCTCTCCGCGACGCTCGACAAGCGTATTTCGCAGATTGCTATCAAGATGGAGGACGGCACCGTCCATCGTGTCACTAGGGATGACAGCGGGAAGCCGTCGCATTGGGTCAACATCTACGATGACGGTCCGACCGGGGCGCGTCCTGCGCAGCGCAGTAGCTACTCCGCACCGCGTCGCGGCAGCGACGATGACCTCCCGTTCTGATGGCCATCAGCGGCAAAGGTAGGCGCGACAAGGGCGCAGCGTTTGAGCGAGAGGTCGCCGAACTGCTGCGCCCTGTGTGGCCAGCCGCGCGCCGGAATCTGAGTCAGACACGGACGGCGAAAGTGGAAGGAGGCGACGTGCAACACACTCATCCATTCCATATCGAGTGCAAGCGCGGAGCGGCAACCATCCAAAGCGCTATCCGTCAAGCGGTCCGAGATTGCGCCGACTCCTGCTACCCGGTGGTCGTCTCGCGTCAGGACCGCGGGGATACGCTCGTGACCATGCTTGCGGCCGATTGGATGCGCCTCGTCTCGGCTGCTTATGGGGAGCGCGAAGAGTGAGCTAGTAGCGCTGCTGGCGCTGCGTCGTGGTGGAGATTTCGCCTCGGCGCAGCGCATAGCGGCAGCGTGCGACGACAGGATAGAGGCTACCAGGGTGCGCAAGTTTGCCGCGCATCAAGCCATCGTATACGCCCATCATCGATGGGACAGAGACACCGCAGCGGAGCTTGAGTTGGTCCGCTGCTTAGAGACTAGGAGACGCGTCAATGGATAGTTTTGAGCGCATGTGGAACGAGATTGCCAGCCTGAAAACACGGTTGCTGCTGGCGGAGGGAAGGCTTGGAGAGTGCCAAATCGAGCGCGATGAAGCGCAGCGCGTGGCACGCCGAAGCACACCGCTGGTAGATGACATCCACGTCCGATTCTCGATGCGCCAACGCATGGAGGCAGAGCGCGAGCTTGCGGAGACGTATGCGCTCCTCAACGAGACGCGCGCAACGATGCACGCTGCCCATCGGGCACTTGCTGGCGCTCTAGCGTGGGCATCGGCAGGCGTGGCGCCTCCCGATAGCAGCGCCATCCTGCGCGCTTCGGAGGCCGTGACGGCATCGGTGGATGCAGCGGACCAACGCTACTCCGCTCACGTTTTCAGGGGGTCCAATGGCGATTCTTGAGCGTGACCAAGTCCGCTATTTGCTGATGACACTCGAGGGCGAGGCCAAGCGACTATCGAGGCTGGCAGACGCTGCGGACGAGGAAGCATCGGCGCAGCCAGACGAGGAACGGCGGCAGGTCATCTGGGCGCAGGGTGCGCGCTATCGGCAGCACCTGCGGATGGCGAGGACAACGCATGCAGCCATCAAAGCGGCTGGGAGGTGGCGAGATGCGGAGGAGTAGGCCTAGGACCACAGAGGAGGCGCTCCGGGACGTCGATACGATGCTCGACTTGATGCGACGTCTACACGCCAAGGGGTGGACGTTCTACGAGATGCGCAGGCGGTTCTCGCCTTTGTATGTCCCTCGGAGCGAAGCTATCGATGGAGCGCGGAGGATGCTTGAGGACACCGAATCCGGCGCGATTGCTCCATACGTTCCAGCGCCAACGGTTGGTCAGGTAGCGGCAGCGTGCGGGCTTAGCCTCAAAACGGTTGGGCTCGCCATGAAAGACCCGTGGAGGGTCTCAGCGGCTACCAGGGCAACGGTGGTTGCAACGTATCGGAACCTTGCCAATGCATAGCCCCTGCGGGATTCATGAGTATCCAACGCCGACCAGGCGGTGCGCGCTATGCGCTCGACTTATGGCAGAACTGCGGGAACTGCCAACTGCTAGGCCGCTCACAGCAGAGGAGCGCGCAGCACGGAAGAGAGCAAACGCGAGAATGAAAAAGCGCGAACGCGCCAAGGTGTACCGAAGGAGACGGCCAGCATGAATCAGCGAGATATCTACGCCATGATCGACGTTTACGCTGAGCGCGACCGGCAGCGCTCGCTAGGTCACCTCGACTCCCACGATTACAACGACGGGACCGGGAGGCATCTAGACAAAGCGATTCCGCTGCCGTCAGCAGCCTCGGTGCGCGCTCGCGCTGAGGCAGCGTTCGCGGTGCCTTGGTCGCTGGTACTGCTCGAGGAGGTCTTAGAGGCTTTGGAAGAGGACAACGAAGAGCGGCTGCGCGCCGAACTGGTGCAGGTTGCAGCGGTCGCAGTTCGATGGGTTGGCGCGATTGACGTGAGGCTAATGGAGACCGAATGGGACGAGCGGACCAAGAGGTCGTGGCGACCATGAGCACCAAGCGGACGCTTGTGGAGGTCATCGACTCCGACCATTGCTCAGCGCTAAGAGTGCCAACCAGCGCACGCTTTGGGACGGTATCGATAGAGCTAGAGCTATGGGAGGTCGAGCCGATAGACGGCAGAGTCAGAGCGAGGCTAGAGCTAGACGCAGCGCACGCCCACGCGCTAGCAAACGCGCTGCGCTTGGCCGCTGCTAGCGCTGCCCAAATCGAAGACTAGCCTCTAGCTCAGCGTGCGCGCGCCTCGCGCTAGTCAGTAGCTCCCCGGAGAGGACCTCCCGCACGCGCGCCGGGTCCTCTCCGCGGGAGGCCTCATCTACCGCCCGGATGACCTCGAGCAGAGCCCCGACGACGTCGAGCGCCAGCCGTGCAATCTCACTCGGAGTCATGGCACGTCCCCGCGTAGCTCGACAGGGCGCCCAGCGCGCCCGATAGAGGCCCGAGGCCAACGCCGACGACCGCCAGCGCCTCCGCGAGCCTGGAGAGCGTCTGGAGGGCGCATGGGGCTGCTGTCAGGAACGAGCGTCCGGCATCGGTCCACGCATCGGCTAGAGACTCCAGCGACAGCAGCGCCAGCAGCGCGGCCCGCTCCGCGCTCTCAGCGGCGTTCCAGTCGCTCATGGCTGCATCGTACTCCGCGCGCGTCTGGGAGCTCCCCATGGCCTCGCTAGAGGCCTCCGCGTAGCGAGGCGCGAGCGCCTCGTCCGTCTCACGGAGCGCTACCGCAGCAACCGCCAGCGAGTGGCGCGCGGTCTGCTGCGCCGAGACGCAGCCGGAGGCGAGTAGCGCCAGCAGTAGCGCAGCCGTCCTCACAGCGGACCCGGAGCGATGGAGCGCGCGCGGAGCACATCGAGGTCGGCCCGGAGTTCCCGGTAGCGCCGTTCGCAATCGGCGTTCTGACGCTCGCACTCCTCGTGACGCTCTTCTGAGCGGGTCAATCGGCGCTCCATTGACTCGATGGTCTTGGCCGCTGTCTGGGCATGCTGCAACTCCGCAAGTTGCTTGCCTTTCCAGCCTCCGACGAGGCTGGCAACTACGCCGGACGATGCAATACCGCCGACTGTGATAAGCGTGTCTGTCCAGGCCACGGCTACTCCCGAGATGCGATGAGGGATGGGCGCAGGTAAAACCGATTGCGCGTCACTCCGCAGTCTACGGGGACAAGCCCGATACGGGTAGCCCTTGCAGCGTCCATCGAGCCTCCCCAGTCGTGCGGAGGCTCGACGCAACTCGAAGCCACCTCGCCAGCGAGTAGCCCTCGAGCGTGAGCTAGCAGCGCCATCCATTGCGCTCGATAGCCGCTCCAGGGTGGGTGCGCCGAGGCGCGCGCCGAGCCGTCTCGCTGGACTACGTAGCGCGTGCGCGGCCACCCCGCGGGCTCCGCGCCGTCTTCTCGTAGCGCGGCCATCCACGGCCGCGACGTCTGCCCCCGGAGCGCTCTGCCGCTGTAGGCGTAGGCGTAAGCCCGGAGCGTCATCCCGTGCCGCTCAGCGCCTCCGCGGAGAACCTCGTAGATAGCCGAGCAATCGGAGAGCGATTCCCATCCGGCCTCGTGCGCACAGACACGAGCCAGAACGAGCGCGTCGGAGTCTCTGCGCTGAGCGGCCGCAGGCGTGGCCGTCAGCATCAGGACGGCAAGTAGGTATCTGGTCATCGCTGCTAGATAGCAGCGTGACTAGTACGAGGCGAACGCGTCGGGGTCCCACACCGTTGGGATGGGCTTGCCGTCTCCGACGGTCTCCCGAACGCGAGTCTTGAGTCCGAGCACAGGGACGGCATAGCCGAGAACGACATCCCGCCAGATTTCAAAGCCTGGGTCGCTTGGCTTCTGTCCGTTCGATTGCCGGTGTGCATACACCCACTCCAGCGGCATGCCCATCGCGCGACCCTCTTCGACAAGCCTCAAGAGCGCTGCGCACGCGGCCTCTACCGTCAGCGCATCGAGCGGAGTCGGAGGACTCTTGCCCCAGACTGGCCCACCGGGACGACCGGGATAGATGCCCTCTATCTCAAGCCCCAGCGTGCGTCCGTTGAGTTCGTTGCCGTGATAGAGATACCAATCAAGCGGAGCTGGTAGCGCGACCACGCCATCCCGAAACGCCACCGCGTGCGCAGGGATTCCCAGCGCTCTCCGATAGGCCTTCTCCCGGTCTGCACTAGGACCGAAAACGCAGGCCGTCTGGTGAACCACGATGCCAGTCACGTCGATGGCTCGACGTCGCTGCGTCTTACCGTCTCGGCCGTGCCTCGACTGCGGTTTGGGTGGCGTACCCTTGGCTGGAAACGGGTCTACCTGCTCCGCACGGAGGTCAAGAAACCGCGTCACGGGTCCTGCCTGCTGGCTGGCGAGCGAAGGATGCCTGCCGAGGCGGTAATCAACGCAGCGATTGGAGCACGAAGGTCTGCGGGAGCGAACAGACAAACCGCGGCAACCGCGACAACCAAAGCGACCACCACAGCCGCTTGGGGCCAGTCGAGTCTAGGCAAGGGACACCTCTTCGAACTGCATTTGGGAGCCGGATTCTAAGAAGCACGCGAGGCTAATGGCCTGCGCCAGAGGCAACACAAGCGCCTCCTCTGCATCGTCGCAAAGGTACGCTGTCCCGTCTTGGCGAGCGGCCTCGAGCCAAGCTCGCTCGCCGTCGAGCGTGGCAAGCATCCTGTATCGCTTCACCGAGCAAACCCGCCAGAATACTCCACCGGAGAGCAGGGATACTGCGTGACCAGCAAATCCCGCACTAGCTCACAGAGCCCGGTGGTCTGCGTCTCGACGCTACCCCCGTCGAGAAACGTCGGTGACGCGACGACGTACTCCAGCACCTCGGTCCCGTCGCCTGCGTCGGTGGCGACGACGTCGAGGACCACCGAGTAAATGGCCGTCGCATTGGCTTGCATCTGCTGACCCGCTGTCGAGTCGAAGAGCGCGACCAAATCGACCTTCGGAGCGTCTAGCGACGTCGTCGCGGTGTGCCGGATGTATTCGTCTCCAGGCTGGTAGCCGGGAGGAGTCTCTAGGTAGAGCACGCGGAATGCGCTGATGGTCTCCATCATGTGGCCTCAGTAGTGATTGAACCGGCTCTTGAGGTACGCCTCAACCTGCGCAGCTTCCGAAGCCGTCAGGACGCGCGAATAGCATAGGAACTCTGCCCAAGTCCCTCCCGTCCAAGTTCCTGTGTCCGACATCAGACGCAGCGTCCCGGAGGCAAGCGCACCAGGGTCGTTCGCGGTGCCGCTCGACAGGGCTACCGCGACTCCGTTTGCCCACAGCGCGTGGGTCGCGTGGGTGCCTCCGTACTGCACTCGAAGCGTGATTGGATTAGCGGTCACGCCCCAGTTTGTCGCGTTGGTTTTGTAGCTAGCAACAAGCGCATTGTTGCGGACGAAAATGGCGTCGGTCCGATGGCCGCAGTAGTCGATCTCGTTCCCAGCGCTCTGGCGACGGTAAAATGGCCTGTACCCTGCGGCTCCAGCGGAGCGGCATACCTGAAAAATCGTGTGGTTCGTGTAGTTGACGCCAGACGCTGAGACGGTGTCGTCGGTGCCGTCAAACGCGAGGCTGGGACGGCCTCCGTAGGCAGCATCAGAGGCCGTGTAAGCGGGTCGTGCGGAGCCGCTCGACGTCGCGTTGATGCCGCTGGCGCTCTGGTCCGTCAAAGCGTCAACCACGCCTCCCGTCACGGTCGCTGCGTCACTCCGATACCAGAGCAGCAGCGACGGCACTAGCAGCGGGTCGAACGTCGAAGCCGAGCCGAGAAGCGGGTTTGTGGCGTAGTAGTGCGCCGACAAGCAGCCGACCAAGGCAGAGTTGGAACTGCAGTTTGTCCAGCCTGCTCCGATGGGCGTCGAGCGTGTGTTATTGCGAGCGTAGAACGTGCCGGGGCTGCCGGTAGGGCGAAGCACCGCGGGAGCGGACTCGGCGTTTTTGTCCACCGCAAACAAGCCGATTTCGGTCGATGTCGAGGCGCCTTGAGTGTTGCCGTCAAGGATGAGAGACGAGAAAAACGAAAGCGGGTCTAGACCTTCAACAGCATCGTTGACGATGCGACAGATTCCGCCGTTCGCCCATGTAGGGATGGTGTTGTTGGTGAGGTAAAACTCCAGCGCATTTGCCACCGGGACGGGAGCCGCTCCGGGAGGAGTAACAGACAGAATCCAGTAGAAATGCGACAGCGAAACTGACGCGTTGAGCGTGATGGTATTGTCCCGAACTACCAGCGTCCCGCTGTGCCCGGAGTAGAATCCTCCGACAAGATTCTTTGCTTGGTAAACGCACGTCACCCGCGCGTTTTCGGCCGTCGAGTGCCAGTTATTAGAAGCGACATAACAAGTGCCGGCGCTTCCGTAGTTAACTACAGGATAAATTGCCTGTCCCGGCGTCGTGGTGTTGCACTTGAACGTGCATCCGTTGATGACCCATCCGTCGGCTGCGATGTACGCGCCGACGTGTGGATACGTCACGGTCAACCCGGACATGCGCAGCCCGGTCGAGCCGTTGGGTACGGAAGCCGTCTGGGTCAGAGCGGTAATGCAGCTCGCAAACGAGGCGGGACCGTTGGTGTTCTCGACCTCAAAATCATGCAGATAAACGTCATTGACGCCTGCATTGACCGTGAGAGTCGTAACAAAAGCGTTGGAAGAGAGCTTTTTTGCAGACGTCGAGAAGATTTCGATGGACTTATCGACCGTCACAACGTCGCTGATGTTGATGTCCAGCCGAATGCGGTCTCCAGCGCTCGACGCTGCTAGCGCTGCCGTGATTGATGAGTACGTCGTCCCGTCAACCACCCGGAGCGTCCCGGAAAACGTGGGTGCGACTGGGACGCTAGGCGTAACCGGAAACGCAGCGCCACCAGCGCCCGAAACGAATCGGGCGCCGTTGCGCCGAGTCATCAAGATGACTCGGCCTCTCATGCCCGATGGACCTTGCAGTCAACGGTCCCGGTGTGGCTGCGGATGAGGAGAAACACCTTACCGGTCACGGTGCTCCCGGTCCCGGAGTTGCTCGAAATCGGCACCGAGACTTGCTTGGGCACGCTGTTGCCGGTCAGTCCAGGCACGCCAGCGTTAGCCGATGCGGCCGACGTGACTCCGGTAATCGTCGGGTCAATCGTCGCGCTGGAGGACTCGGCAAACAGATACCAGCCGAATCCGTTGTGCGTCACGATTTCGATAAGCTGTCCTTGCCACGCAGAGACATCGAACGCGGTGGCGGTCGTCCCGACGTTGGTAACGCTCAGACCTCCGAAACCCGCACCGCGGATGGTGTTGGACGCTCCGTCCGAGACCGCTGCATTCTGTAGAGCCATGAATCATCACCTCCGCGCTGCAATGCGCTCTGTTCCGGTAGCAAGTTGCGAGGCCACGCGCGGGGCTTGCTGTGTCCTCTGCGGACTAGGCTGCTCCGTCGTCTGCTGGTAAGTCGCCTGCAGAGTAGCAAGCGTCTCCGGGTCTAGCGAGGGGTCGCTAGTAATCCCAAGGAGGATGCCAATGCGAATCCGGTCCTGATAGGACAGAGGCGCTCCCGCATCCATGATTTGACGCGTCGCCTCCTCGACAATGCGAGCGTGGAGCGCGGGATAGACCGTGCGGAGCGTCTCGACCTCCTCCCGACTAATCGTGCCTCGGCGCAGCGAGTCGAGCACGGTCAACGGGTCGTCAACCACATCCGCTCGACGCATCCAAGCGCGCATCTGCTCCGGGGACGGCTGCGGCTGCGTGCGTGCGCCAAATAGCTGCCCCGCGAGTCGCCTGCCCTGCGGGAGCGTCTCCGCTAGATGATGCTGACCTCGAGCGGCTGCGGCGTGAACCTCGGCTGCCACGGACGGCGCAGCGCGCTCTAGCTCCCGCGTGGACGCCGCTAGACGCTCAGAGGCTGCCACGGGGTCCGCTAGGTCACGCTCGATTCGCCTGGACCGCGCTAGGTACCGGCGCCGGGAGTCCTCAGAGCGAGCGGCAGCGGTGGCCGCTGTGCCAACTCGAGCGGCCACCCTGGCGCCTGCGCTGGTGGCCTCAGAACCGCTGCGCAGAAACCTGCGGATTGACCCGGAGATGTCGGTGCCGGTACGGACCGTCGCGCGCTCGACGCTGCCGAGCATGGTCGCCACGCGTCCCGGATTGGAAATGGCGCTAATGCCTGCGGAGGCGAGCGCCAGCGGAGCGAATGCGACACCGGAGCCGAGCACGGCAGACGTTGCCGCGGCACCTCCGAGAATGCCTCCGAGTCCGCTGGATGCGGAACTGTTGAGTTCAGACCATTGGTTGATGATCGATGCCTTGCGCGAAAACTCCGCATGAGTTCCGCGGAGTCTTGAGATGGCACCACGCAGCCTATCGATTGACTCGCTAGCCTTTGGAGTAACCGAGAAACTTTCTCCGATGCTTTCGGTCAACTCATCAGCAGCGCGCAGCCAGTCGTTGAAAATCTGCTCTCTCGATTCGTTGCCAGCAGTACCGATGCGCTGGAGGTAGGCCTCCACCTTTGCAGAGTCTTCGCGACGAATGCGCCGGAACTCATCGGCGTCACCTTTGCGGAGCATCTGGGTGGTAAAGTCACCATCCCAGTTGATGAACTGATGCCACCGCGCGTTGGTGCGTGTTTGGATTCCGGTAATTGCGTCTCCCCAGATTTCAGCGTTTTCAAGGGGTCGCATCATGTTGTCGAAGTAGAGATTCCGCAGGTAGTCCTGCGCCTCCCTGTGCTGCGCATAGCGCCTCTCCTGACCAACGCGTCGCTTCAAATCGTCAACGATGTTGAAGATTTCTGCTGAGCGTCTGGCGGCGTCCTCGTTCGCCATTGCAGAGGCAAGCCTAATGCGAGCGGCCTCGGCGACGTCTGAAAGCCTGCGACCAGCTCCAACCGCTTGATATTGAACCTGACCAAGCGTTGACAGGAGTTCTTCGGAAGCTCTCTGCGTTTGGTCAATCGCATTCTGCGCAATCTGGTTCTGGTCGGGCAGCGTGTCTGTGCGGACAGTAGCCGCGATGTCCTCGACCTTGCGCGCTCCGGTTGCCTCGTAGAAGACGGGGTCAAGGTTGCGCGTCACCTCGTGAATGTCGGCCCCGATTCGACGCGTTCCAGCGTCCAGCAGAGAAGCCGCTCCCTCTTGCACGATCTGTCGGGCTTCTCGGCCCTCTGGCGAAAGCGACGTGAACCTTGCAACCTCGTCCGCGCTTCGGCCCGACGCTATCGACGCAGCGCGAGCATAGGTGTCCGCAAGCAAGTCCGCGACTCCCGGAGCGGCATCTCGACCGAGTCTGGACCGGATAGACCTCGAGAGTCGCTCCGCGCTAGCGGCTGCCGCTCGCGCCCCGACGCCACCGATAGCGAGCCCGCCACCGAGTAGCGCACCGAGTGACCCGCCCTCGAGCCCAGCCGTCCCGATGCGCGCTAGGATGCTCTCAGCGGTCAACGCGGGAGGCTCCCGGAGCGTCTGCTCTGAAAGGATGCCGCCAGCCTCGTAGGCTGCGGACTCGATAGCTCCCTCGGTCGCCAGCGCAGCAGCCCCGGCGCCGACCCTAGCGAGCGCTCCAGCGCCTTCGCCAGCGATGCGCCGACCTACGGCAGCCCCAGCGGCCTCGGAGATGCCTAGAAGCGCTCTGGCTGGCGCCGTGACGGCCCTGGTGGCACCGAGCGCAGCGCGGCCCGCTAGACCCGCCCTAGCGGCCCGAGCGGCTAGCCCGACCTCGCCAGCCCCGTACAGCATCGACCCGGCAACGCCGAGCGCTTCACCACTCAGAGCGGCGCCGGGGTTGGCCTCGCGGTAGGCGCGCTCTGCCTCTCCGAGGCCGAGCAGACCGGCCGCTCCGCTGGAGAGTCCGACCGTAGCGCCTCGAAGTGCTCCGAGGCCTGCAGCGATGTACGGAGAACCTCCATACTCCGAAGCAAGTTCGCGCTCGCGTTGAAGCTCCGGCGTGTCGAGCCCGACGACGGCGTCAGGGTTGGCAGACATGAACGCCTGCGCGTTCTCGGCGCTATCGAAATCGGCCAACCGGCCATCCCGGAGAACGACGGTAGCCGCTACCGCTGGAGGCTGCGGGGTAGCGGCTGCAACGGCCTCTTCCGGGTTCATCAGCGAACTCCCTGGAGACCCTGAACGGAACCCGTCAGGGCTGCGCCCACAGGCTCCGAGGTGGAGCCTCTAGCGGCTGCGTTTCGATACGCTCTGATTTCAGCCTCGGCCATCCTGATACCGCGCCGGAACTCCTCCTGCGTAGCGCCAGCGTGGAGCCCAAAAGAGCGCGCGGTTGCAGCCGTTTCTTCGTCTCTGGCGCCAGCCCCGGAGCGGAGATAGGTCATCTCCACCGCGAGATTGTCGGCGAACTGACGAATCGCGCTAGCTTGGTCCTGTCCAAGTCTGGACAGGGTGGTTGCGCCCATTTGGCCAGCAACGGTTCCAATCCCAGGCACGTCCGCATCAGGAATGACGTTTCCGTCGCGGTCTCTTGGGAGGTAGCTGCGGAGCGTTGCGAGCGCTGCCTCTGCGGTTGCCACGCGCCCAGCGGTTTCAGCGGATGGGGTAGTGGCGAACGAACCGCCAGCGGGCTCCGGTAGCGCCGTCGGCATGCCTGACGTAGCAAGCGCCTGCTGATGCGGCACGCCGGAAGCGCGGAGCCGGTTGTACGCCTCCATTGCGGTCCCGGTAACCGCGCGCGGAGTCTCCTCCGCTGCGCCCTCTACGAATCGACCACCGGCCAGCGCACCAGCGACCGACAGCGGGATGCCGCTCGCCTCGGAGGCAATGCGCACGCGCTCTTCCATCGGGAGCCGCGTGTCGAGACTGTCAAACGTTGTGTTGTAGACGCGGGCCTGCGGAGCCGTCGTGGGGCGCGCGCGACCGGGACCCTGGAGCCGTCGAGCGGTTCCGACGTTGGCAAGCTCAGCACGCTGGACACGAGCCTCGAGCAGCCTGCGCTGTAGCTGAGCTTCGGCCTCCTGCGCCTGCGCTGCCGCGGCTGCGGCTGCGCTTTCGTCGCGGAGTTGCTGAACCATCTGGTCACCACGGAGCTGTGCCGTGCGGTTGTCGAGGCCAGCCGTTACGCGCTGCGCCTGCGCAGCGGCAGCGGATAGCATCGCCGACCTTGCCGCGGTCTCGGCTGCGGTCTGGTCGCTGAACTCTTGACGCATGAGACCGAGCACGGAGCGCTGAGCCTCCGCAGCCGTTCCGGCCGTCTGGATGTCCGTCCGCTGCGCAGCGATGTCCCGGTCAATGTTGCGCTGGACGATGGCCAAAGCGGTGTTTTCACCGCCTCCAGCCAGCGCAGCACCGGCAGCGCCGAGGCCGATAGCGATAGCGGCAGAGACTCCACCGGCAGCGCTACGGAGCAGCCGTGCCGGGTCCTCTCGCATCGCTCCCAAAGCGTCCACGGAGCGCTGGAAGCGCTGCTGCGCATCGGACATAGCGGAGCGTCTGTCCCGCTCGATTTCGAGCGCTCTAGAGGCGCTGGCGTCGATGGCGTCGCGCTCCGCTTCGGCAGCGGCTGCGGCAGCGTCTGCACGCTGAGCCAGCAAGTCCGCTTCGCGCCCGATAAGCGCTTCACGCCGGTCCATCGAACGTGCGCCCGGAGTGCCTCCAGCAAGCTCATCGATGAGCCCCGGAGAGTAGCCCTGCGGCACCATCAGCGCGTCAAGCGAGGGCTGCGGAGCGCGCACGCGAATCGGCTGGCCCGGAGCCTGCGCTTGCGCCGATGTAGCTCCAACCGGAGCAGCGGCAACAGCAGCGGGAGGCGCCGTCATCTGCTGGAACTGCGCAGCCGTCGGAGTTGGCTGCGCGAACGCCTGGGACATCCCAGCGATGTCATACGGAGTCGGGGTCCCGACAAAGCGCGGAGGGGGCGCAGGCTGCGCAGGCTGCGGTCCCTGGAACGCGGGCATCATCTGCGCGAACGCGTACTGGCGCCGAAGCTCATCAGGAGTCTGCGGAGGAGGCGCAGCGGGAGGCGGAGGCATCTCGTCGGGCTGCGTCACCGAAGCGCGCCACGGCATGTCCTGCGCGTATCGGCTTGGCTGGACAACCGCGGGAGGCTCCGACGACGGGGTGAACGGAACGATTTCAGAGGACGTGCGAGGCGCCGGAGGGAGCCTGAGAATGCGCCGCCCCATATCGTCTCGCCTCTCTTGCATTGTCGGGAGGCCTTGCGAGATTGCCTCCGCGTCTCGCTGATAGACTGAACCGAGGAATCTCCTATAAACTCCCTCCCTGCGTGCGGCTGGACTGTCATCCATGGCGGCGGGATCGATTTCCACCGGAGACCAATCGGGCGCAGCCTGCCGGGACATCGGCCCCTCGTCAGCAAGCGACATCGGCCCCGGGGCAGGCGTCGGAGGCGGAGGAGGCAACGCCGGAGCGTCTAGCGCCTGACCCTGCGCGCTGCGCTCGACAAGCGCACGCGCTGCAATCTGGCGAGCGTAGGGCGATTGACGCAAATCGACCGAAACGCGAGACCCATCGGGAGTCTGGAAATAACCGATGTCGCCTTCCTGCCGAAGGAAGTCCGCGGGGCTGAGGTTCTCATCCGGGAACATCAGTAGCCTCCGCGCTGAGCGGCCCACGGGTCGATGAGTTCCGAACCCATTCGGCCTCCGATGGCTCCGGGGCGCCTGCGCCGAGCCTGCTCCGGCTGCTCCGCTCCACCGCCCATCGGCTGGCCTCCGATGGCTTGCCCCGCTGCGCTGGCGAGGCCTCCAACGGGAGCGAACGCGGGCATGATGGTCCCGAGAATCTGGCCACCAGCCGAAAGCAGCGAACCTCCCAGACGCTGCTGCGCCGTGCGTTCCTGCTCTTGGATAGCGCGCTCCCGTTCCTGCTCGACCTGCGTAGCCCTCGAGACCGCTGCCGCCTGCTGAGCAAGGAACGGCTCTCTCGCTGCCGACGCAGCGCGCACCGCTCGACGCGTGGCGAGGAGCGGATTGACGGTGCCAGAAACTGCGCCCATCAGCGCGGTAGAGCGTGCCTCTGATGCAGCCTGCTGAGCGGCACGGCTGTAGGGCTGTGCCTGCTCTAGGACTCGCTGCCTAGCCTGCATGGTGCGGTCATATGCGTTCGCCATTCTCATCACCTCTTAGCAGCAGCGACCAATTGCTTGTAGCCCCCGCGCTTGATTCCGGCCTCTAGTTGGATTGCCACCCACTCGAATCCCTGTCCGGTATCGCTTGCGCCTTCGGGCTGCGCGACTGTAGCGCGCTCCGTGATTCGGAGTCGGAATGACTCGATCTTCTGCTCACTCGGAGCAATGCGGACTTGCAGCCGCTGGCCACGCGTCAAGAAGCTCGTGAGTTCCGTGGCGGTCCATTGGCGGGACTCTTTCCACGCGTCCTCGTAGTTGTAGCCGATTTCGACTTTTAACCATCCCGTATACCACCGGCCGATGAGCAGGATACGCCACAGGCGCATAAAGCCCTGGAGGCCTCCGGGACGAATCCACGCGGTGGTCAAGACGCTGTTGGCGGTGTCCGCTGCCGTCCACGTTCCAGGCGTCTCGATGTACGGCAGCCCGTTGGCGCCGAATCGCGCAAAGTCGCCATTCCAAACCGTGGCGCATGACGTCGGAAACGCGGAGTAAGAGTGCCACGTGTTGTGCTTGTAGTTCCAAACGACCGCGGTGCCGGTGCCCAGCGAATAGCCGTTGGAATCGAGCGTCCACCGCACCTCGGTCTCGCCTGGAACGAGCGTTCCAGACGTCACCACAAGCCCGCTGGTGGACTCTAGTACGCGCTCGCCAATGGGCGTCAACGCAAGCCCTCGGTCTAAAAGCATGATGCCTCTAGCGCTGTTGAAGCAGACTCCAAACGGACCCTCGACAACGCTGGCAGGAGAGTCGGCGCCGACGTCTGACGAGATGAGTCGCGCAGGCTGTAGCGACGACTGCGAACCGTCTGCAAGCCCTGGGTCACCGAAGAGGACGAAGATGCGGCTTTGCTTGAAAACGATAACCTTGTCATCGAGCGCAGCGATAGCCACGCACGGTCCACCATCGGCCGGAATGGTGGTCACAAGGTCGGCCGAGAACTCTGGAGCAATGCCCGCAACAAGCGGCTTCGACGGCCACACCTGATAGCGGTTTTCTGCGCTCAGCGCCCATAGCCTGGACTGAGTCGAGCACATGTCGAGCAACGCGGGCGCGCGCGACGGTTCAAGCTCTCCGGTGGTCCCGTAGTAGAGCGGCAGACCTAGCGTTTCGATGGGCGCAGGAGTGGAGAATCCATCTCCGTCGTGCGTCCACACCGAATAGGAAACCAGAGTATCGAAACCGGCCGCATCCCAGCAAATGGCAATGTAGTCAGTACGGCTGTCCAGTTCCTTCGGCTCACAAGTCCCGAGCAGATAGAGGATGGACGTATCGAACGGATTTCCGGCGTAGACCTCGACCTCTAGCAGCGTCGTGCGGTCTCCGTTGAGCGCGTTGAAGCGCGGCTTTTCAAGGAAGATGCGCGGAGGGTAGTACGGAGAACCGGCCGAAAAGAGCACCCCTCCGAACTGGCGCCCCGAACCATGTTCCTGCTCGACAACCACATCGGCGCTAGGAGGCGAGCGGTGCTTATTGCCGCGGCCGTCTGTCCAGACGTACATCAGGACATAGCGCATGGTCTTGGGTGCTAGCGGGTTTGATGGGTCTTTGTATCCCAAAGGCCAGACGGTCCCACCGTGGCTAAGCGAAGTGTCCGCACCCTGCATAACCCCGCCAGCCAACGGCATCGGAGGCATTAGCTCCGCATGCTGCTGGGAGTCGAGGCAGGTTACTCCGCAGCCGCTGGCGGTTAGGCTAATTCCGTTTGCGGTGGCCGATGTGAGCGTGCCCGGGACGATGTAGCTGGACCGGACCGCATCAATCTGGAGCTTGTAAATCCCGTCCGTCGAAGCGGAGCGAATGCCGGTCGCTACCGGGACCACGTTCCACGCCTGGCGCCCTACGAACGGAGAGCTTGACAGATGCCGCAGGCTGTAGACGGGGACCGGCGTCGAGAAGGTCTCGTCATAGTGGTAGACCGAGTCGGTCAGGCACGCTGAGCGGTGCCCGAGCGTTAGCTCTGACAAGGCGTTCTGAGCCGGGAACATCGCGCCGACCGTTGCCCCTGGGGCACTCGACCGAAGCCCGGTGATGGTCTCCGACGTCGTCCCGGTACACAGGCAGACGCATTCCTCTACTCCGGTCGAAGCGTAAAGGTAGGACGCCTTCGCGATTGGTTCGTAGTTGTGCGTGCCTTCGGACGTCTTGACGTAGCTCGAAGAGATGCGGACGACGTCATAATCCGAGAACAGGACCATGCGCCCATCTTGCTGCTCAACGGAGATGGTGACGGCCTCGGAGTCGGTGCCGGTAGGGGTGTGCAGACTGGAAAGCGTCGGAGCCGCTGAGTAGTCAGCGGGCATCCTGGCGAGCTTTCCGGCGTACAGAAACCCCGGCGAGAAAAGCCCCGGCATGACAAGCGAGTTCAGCGGAGCGTTGTAGCTGATGCTCCGGGCATAGAACCCAGTTGCCGTCTGCGTGGCGACCACGGTGCCAGTCGGACCGATGTCGTTGATGATGGTGTTCCCGTTGTTGGGAAAGCACACCGTGAAATTGCCCGCCGTTGCAGACTCGCAAACGTCGTGCATGACGCTGCCGATGATGCTGGGATGGTTGTAACTGCCAACCGAGACCGGCGCCGGAAACGTGTAGTTGCCAACCGAGACTTGATAGATGGAGCAATAGACTCCGGTGTTGACTCGGTTTGTCCCAACGATGGCAAAGCGTCGAGCGACTCCACCGGACGGGTCAAAGGCGATGAGTCGAGGCCAGTAGTCTAGATTCGTTGACACCAGCTTTGTGGGACCCGCGATGGTCGCCAACGTCTCAGCGTCGAAAAACGCATAGAAAAGGCAGGACGCTTCATCGTCGTACCAGACCGAACAGACAAGCGAACCGGCCACCGCAACATCGCAGAATCGAAGCGAGTTGTTGGTGCGTACCAGCGAGTCAACGAGAACCTTGCTGACGCGTGGCGCTAGCTCGTTCGTCTTGCGCCAATTGCTCCGGGTTTCGTCAAGCTGGTAGGTGCCCTCTGCGTGGTGCATCGCCAGCGACCCACCCTGGTCAATCACGCAAACCGGAGGCGTGCCGGTAGCGGTGGGGAGTCCAGACGTAGCGCCGAGTTGCGCGCCGTTCCGCTTGCCGATGGCTCCATCATGCGCAACCCGCGTGTTGTCGCTTCCCAAAAGCGAGGGCGCATCAACGAGGAACGGCTCGTTGTGTTGGTCGAGACCGCCTCCGATGCGCACTTCCAACGTCTGCTTTTGGAGACCTTCGTAGCCCATCGAGACTCCTACGCAGCGAGATAGAGACCGCGGACGAACGTCGAGCTTCCAACGTCGGGCGCAAGCAACTGCACATCATACCAGCCAGCAGCCAGGAACACAGGCGCCGACAGAGGCACATCTGCGAACGCAGCAGCCCCAAACGTCGTGGAGAAACTCGCCACGGCAGAGCCACCCACCGGGACGATGTCCAGTTGCACCGAATACGCGCCATTGGCGCCGAGGTAGGCCCTAGAGGCTACCGAAACGGCGCGTCCGGCTGGCAGGTAGAACGAGCCCACGGTCTGGACGTAGCTGTAGGACGTGGACGCGCTGAGAATCATCCGAATAGGCGCCGAGTCGGAGGCCGTGGCGACGTAGTCCCAAACGGTCTGCTTGGTTGCTAGGTCCGTCGAGCGCTGAGCGATTCGGATAGCCGCTGCCGCTGCGCTCGAGGTCCCCGCAGCCGTCCCGACGATGCCGACCGTTCCAAGCCCGATGCCGAATGCGGTAGCAGCCGAGGTACCGCTCGACGTCGCCACCGCGGAGAGCACCGCGGTAAACGACCCGACCGCGGAGGCCGTCGAGGTACCGTCAGCGACCGCAACCGCTGGCGAGACCGTAATGGCTGCGCCGGTTGCCGCTGCCGTCGATGTGCCCGCGCTGGCGCCCTCTACGGCAGCCGTAGCGGCCGAGACCGCGCTAGCGGTGGCGCTGCCTGCGCTGGAGCCGTCAGACGCTGCCGTGGAGCTCCCATAGGCTGCCGCGGTGGATGTGCCGTCAGACGTCGCGACGGCTGAAACGGTGGTCCCGGTGGTCGATCCAACCGCGGAAGCAGTCGAGGTGCCTGCGCTCGACGCTACGGCAGCGGCTACGGCTGCGCCGGTCCCGGAGGCGGTAGCGATTCCTGCAGCGCTGGCGACTGACGCAGCGGTGGCGGTGGCGGTGGCTGCAGCGGTGGCAGTTCCAGCGCTCGACGCCACCGCAGCAGCGCCGAGGTGGATGCTCAGCGCTACCGGCTTGGAAGCGCTCCCGGCGTTCTTTCCGACCAGGTTGACGGTCGGCCGAACGCGCCTGAAAGAGCGCTTGCGAGTGACTACCGGAAAGCGTCTGAGGTAGCCCAACGCGTCACCCGTTGATGACGGTTGCCACTACTTCAGGAACGCCGGACGACGTCGAATCGGCCTCGACAACGACCCAAAAAGCGGAAGTGTCGAAAACGACCGGAAGGCCAGTAGCGTCGAACGCGTCCACCCCGCCGTCATTGGCAATCTTGGCCCGGTTGCTCCAAAGCCGCCGAGCAACAACCACATTAACGCTGCCGGTAGCCGCAGCCGTGCCGCCGACGATGACGGATTCGATTTTCTGCACGCCAGAGTCACCAGCCTGCAACGGCATCGGGAGAAGGCGCCGAGTGGTGAAACCGGACAGGGACGCGCTAGCGCCGGTCGTGCGGCCGGTGGTCCCGGATTCGTTGGTATAGGTTATAGTGATTGTCACGGCCGTAGCCGGAACCACCACGTTAATTTCAAGGAAAAGCTCCGTATTGGTGTAGTCCGTTCCTCCGGGCATCCTGCCAGAATAGGACGGCTGAGACGCTAGGGTGGTCGTCCCGGTCGGCGTCAACGCGTGCGAACCGGAGTGAAACACTCGGTCATAAAGCGTGATGCGACCCGCCACCGAGGAGCCAAAATCAACCGCCTGTAGGTAGCCGGTAGCGCCACCGCCGAACGCGTTGAGCAGCGGGAATCCCGCGGTTGCATCGGTAGGCACTAGTCCGTTGGCGGTGTTACCAACGGTCAGAGAACCGGCGCCGGGATACCCCGCAAGGTCAAGCGTAGTAAACGGCAGACCGGTAATGGTGGTCGCGGTGGCCGTCTTGATGATGCGGACTTGCTGCTTCGCAGATGCGATGAGTCCGTCAAGCGTAGTGATGGCCACGCTCAGTCCTCGGTGATGGTGCTAGCGGTCGTGAGCCGAGCCGTTACGCCAGAGGCAACGGCAATATTCGGGGTGACCGCACCCTTGTAGAGCAGCTTCCCAGCGCCGGTCGAAGACGTGCCCACGCCAAAATGCGTGATGGTATTCGTTCCACCGGTACACGCTGGGAAGTCGATGCTGGCAGTAGGAACAACCGCATTTGCTGCGACCGTCCACGCTGCGCCCCGCGCAACCGCCACGCGAGCATAGCCGGTGAAAGTGGCCTCTGAGGTAGTCTGAGTGCCAGCCTCTCCGGGGTCAGCCGTATGCAGCGAAACGTAGAGCGAACCCGCGGTGGTCGAACCACGCAGCCCCGTAGCGTCTCCGATGAGGCTTGCGTCGGTGTTGTTGAACACCAGCAGCAGCAAGTCATTTTCCCACGTATTGGTCTTCGACATATCGACTCCGGACTCCCCTACAGACTACGGCCCAAGCCCGCTAGATGCTAGACGGGCAGCGATTCTATCAAGCGCTTCCTGCAACGTCTTAGGCGGTCCCGCAGCGGGGTCCCAACTCGCAACCGCTCCGGGCGCATAACCCTCGACATCGGTGGCGAGTCGCTGTAGCTGGCGCTGAACGGAGCCCCATTGATGCTGTGAGGCTGCGTCCTGCGCGGCAGGCTGCTCGAGTTGGTAGCGGCGAGTCACTCCCAAAGCCCCCACGGCGCCCAGCGCGAGCGCTCGACGTCCTGAACTCGGTCCGTGTCCGCAAGGTCCTTGGAGGCTGCCTGCTCCATGATTTCTCGGCGCAGCGTTTCACGCTCAGCGGCAAACACGCTGGCGTCACCCTCTTCCTTGGTGATGCACTTGATAACGCAATCCAAGACGACAAACTCTTCCCAGCCGTTGCGGCCGTCGAATTTGTCCGAGCCGAGGGTCATCTCAGGAGAGGCAGGGATGTACCAGACATCGACGCTATACACGCCATCCGGGACCGGCAGAAACGAGATTTGGTCCGCAGCCATGAGCCGGTAATACACCGGCCGCGCGGTAGTCCAGCCTCGGACGGGGTCCAGCAGCGAAGCGCGGTCCCTGGTGCTCCAGCGTCGGAGGTCTGAACGCCTGCCGCTGATGTCGGTGATGGGCGGGATGGATGCCAGTCTCCAGAACGTGGCGGGCATAGAGTAGGACTCGGTCCCCGCTGCCGTCGTGATGGTCGTCTTGACGGCGTAGTCACCCTCGCAACGCTGGGAAATCTCGCCATACAGCCGAGCGGTGCTCTGGTTGAGCATTCTCGTGATTTCGGCGTCGGTGATGTGCGTCGAGTTCTCGATGTCGGCCCGCTGGCGCACCTCTAGGATAAGCTCTGTCAAGGTGCGCTGGCGTGCCATTGGTCAGTCCTCTTCCTCGTGCATGGAATAGCACGCCGAGAAGGCGGCTTGCAGGGCTTCAGCCACCGCAGGCTTGTCCTTCTTAGCGATGGCGTCAATCAACTCCGACGCAGCAGCGCTGAGCGCCTCTGCACCGAGGTCTTCGCCCTCGTCCTCTGATTCCGCCTCGCCACCCATTCGGCCCATCCCCCGGCCGCTTCCGGCCGGGGTGATGATTCCGAGGATAGCCCTAGCGGCTTCGCCGGGGCTGCGCTTCATCATCCGCCACCCTTGCGCGCAAGCGCGGAGTTGCGGAGATGGATGGTGACGTAAAGCCGCTGTCCGGTGAGCGCGTTTGCAGCCGCTCCAGCCGTAAGGAACTGAAACTGAAACGTATTTCCGGAGGCGAAGTCCGACGAGAGTTGGATAGCGCTATTCGCTGCCGTTCCGGCGTTAAAAAGCGTGGCGTCCACTCCGAGGAGCGCACCGTACTTGTCATCCAACGCCACGGTGTAGAGGCCAGTCCCGGCAGGCTTGGTCACGGTAAAACCGTTGGCCGAGACCGACGAGACGGCGCCCGAGGCTCCGAAGGTGACAGCCCCGTACAGGACTTTCACTTCGGAGTCTAGACTCTGCATCTCCTTAAAAAGTCGATTTGCCATGATTGCGCCTATCAGATGACGAATCGGCCGTTGTGGCCGGGGGCGAAGCAACCAAGCTGCGGACGCGAGACCACGCGAATTTCGACGCCGTCCTGATCGTACTGACGCAGGTAGGGCATACCGTCGTCATCGAGCAGTCGGACGAGGTCGCCCATCGAGTAGAGCTTCCAAGTGTCCATCGAAAGCGTCCACATCACATTGGACTGAGCGTCCGGGTCAGCGACGATGTCCACGTCGCCAGCAGGCCCCATGACCTTAAGTGCGCGGAAGCCGATTTCGCCCTCGTAGGCGCTGCGCTCCGAATAGACGACCTTGGAGCCCATGAGCTTCGCGAGGTTCATCCAATTGTTGGAGCTGAGCACGATCACGTCAGGCGTTCCGCCCTCGTCCGAGACGATTCGGAGAGCTTCCTGAACGCCCTCATCAAGCGGAAGTGACGAAAGGTCCGCACGCTGACCGCCGAGACGGGTCGCATCCACCGAGCGGTCAACGCCAAAGAAAGCCGTCGCGCCCGGAGCACTCGAGGGAATCCACGCGTCGAGACCCGACATCATAAGCCCGAAGTCGCCCTGGACAAAGACATAGTCCGAGGTAACCGCGGCAGCGATTCCGGCCGTGACGTTGGTGGTAAAAGTAACGACGCCAGTCGCACGGTTGACAGCCGAAACCGTCAGCGTGCCAGCGCGAACCGCGCCCGAGGTGCCGTCAGTCGCGCTGAACTGCACAACCTGCTGGACCTCGAAATAGCGCACATCGCGCACGTTGGTGAGCGTGATCGTATTGGTCGAGATGGCCGAAACCTGACCAATCGCTCCACCGCTATTCCGGAAGACGTTGTGCGTCAATCGGCGGCCAACCTGACGCATGATTCCGTCCATCTGCGACTTCACGCCACGGACGAAGCTGCCACGGTCGTTCTTCGACTTGTCGATAGCGCGGCCCGTGATCGTGGCCACGCCATACTGATCGACCGTATCCAACTTGAAGGCGCTGTACTTCGAGCCGCTGGAGTTGGTCCGGGCGGTGCCGAAAGCGGCAGAGGTGCCCTGCGGGTCACTCCACAGAATCGGGCACTTGATGGTGTCGCCATAAGCCTCATCGGTGCTCTTCGGCACCATCGCGAGGAAAGGCGACTTGGCATACAGCACATCCTTGGGGACCCCCGTGGGGTAAAGCTCCTTGAGGACGGCAATCAAATCAGCGGAAATTGCACCAAAGGCGGCCATGACTGAGACTCCTAATCAGCGGGACATTGCATCAATAGCGCGTCGAATCCGGTCCTTTTCCTGCTGCTCACGCTCTACCGCGTTGCGCGGAGTAGAGGGCGTGGCGAGCTTCGACCGTTCCGACGTGGATGCGTTGGTTAGACGTCGAGGACCGTCCTTGACGCCATTCTGTCCCGCTGAGTCTCTGGGACGCGTTGCAGTTGCCGTTGTCTTATCTTGCGCATTGTTCTGCGCGGTAGTCTGAGAGTCAATAGCAGGCTTGATGCGCCCGTATCGGCGCTCCGTCTGCTGGCGCAGATAGGACTCGAAAGCTTGGACGGCCTGCAGATACGTCATCTGCGGGTTTTGCTCGACCATCGCCTTGACGGTCTCGTGAACGAACGAGGGGTCATCCTCCAGTTCGCCAGCGACCAAGGGCGCAGCGCTCGAGGGGTCCTGCGCCACCGAGGCGAACGTGGACAAGCGCTCATCCCAAGCGGACTTTAGAGAGGCTTCCTGCGCCTGCTTCTCCCGCTCCGAAAGCTGCGCCTTCAACTCGCCAAGCTCGCGCTTGACCTCTTCGGCAGGGTCAACGCGACCACCCGTGAGCTTCCAGCGCGTCAAGTCATCGTAGCTAATGCCGTTGGCCTCTAGAAGCGCCTCGCGGGCCTTCCAGTCGCCTGCCTTGGCGCGGGCTTGAAGCTCCCGGTCAGCAGCCACGGAGCGCAGCGTCTCTTCGGCCTCGCGCGACTTGGCCTCGGCTGCTTTGACCTGCGCCCTGGTTCTCTGCTCCGTCGCCTTGATGCGGGCCAGCAACTTGGCCGAAACCCGCTCCTCTGTAGCCTCTGCGGTGGCCTCTACGGGCTCCGTGGAGGCTGCTACGGGCTCCGGGGTAGCCTCTGCTGCGGGGCTCGTGTTCTCTGCGCTCGTGTTCTCTGCGCTCATGCCATCTCCAGGCCAGTAGGCGCGCCGGGAATCGGCGCAGCCTCTGGGGTAGTCTCAGCGGGCGGCCGCATCATGTCGGCAGCCAGCATCAGATACTGACGCAGGGCCTCTAGCCGCTCTTCTGGGGCGCCTGCGGTGCGTTCCTGCAGATAGGTGGCCTGCCCTAGCTGGAGGATGGCCCGGAGGTCGTCTAGCGCCTCTGGGACCGGCGCAGGCATACCATCGAGGATGCTCGCAATCTGCGACCGTGCCGCATTCTGGCCAGCCAGTAGCCTGCCGCGCGATTCGTCCAAGTCCGGGATGTCAAGAAGCTCGAGGGCTTGCTCGCGAGGAACAAGTCCGCTCGAGATAAGTTCCTGCACCTTTTCGACGCGTCCCGAAGGCTGCGCAGGCAGCAACGCAGCCGGGAAACATTGGAGGAAGTAGGCATCGTCCTCCAGCGAGACCGAAGCCCAATCAACGCGTTCCTTGGTCGAGCGGTTGGGCACATCGACGCTAAACCCATCAAGCTCGCGGGCCTCATCAAGGCAAAGCCGGACGACGTCAAGGAACCACTCTTCCCTGCGCTTGCCTTGGGTAAGGAATCGCTCGGAACCGATGTCCGAATACTCTCGGAGAGACGCTCCGCTATTGAGCCCAGCGGGCTTGCGTGCGCTGCTGTCGAGCGCAGAGACGCCCACCTCCTCAAACGCCTGCGCGCGCAACGTCATCAAGTGCGAATAGACATCCGGAGGCATCGTTGGGGGAGCGTGGACCTTGATGGGGTCTCCGGGATGCGAGCTAACGAGGACCGCAGCAATCTCGTTGGTGATGTGTGTTTTCGGGATTCCGCTCGTCTCATCGAGGACAACGATTGGGCGCCCCAGCAGATGGTGGGCGCGCTGGATGCGCATCAACAGCTTGTTGATTTCAAGCTGGATGCCTGTCAGCCGCTCCGAGATTCCGATACCCCAGAAACCCACCACGGGGTCAACGTAGCGCCGGAAAGCAAACGGGAACCGGTCGCGTTCCCACGGTTCATCGAAGAGCGTGGCGCCCTGGACGGCGATGACGTGTCGCCCATCGCTGGCGCTCTGGGAGCTTCGCAGGTGCCACGCCTCCCAGACCTCGACTTGGTCTGATAGCGTGTCCCGTCCCGTCAACTCTCTCGAGGGCTCTGGAGCGCGTTCGATAGCTCGACGCCGCTCCGCTGCTTCTTCGGAGTCGCCTGCACCGTAGAGTTCCGCCAGCACAGAGCGGTCAACAAACTTGCGCCTAATGAGCTGTCGCGGTTCTCCATACATCGCCTCGACATCATCGACCAGAATCTCCCACGGGTAGACACGCTCAGAACAGATGCGCCCAGTCTCTGCGTCGGAGTAAACATGGAGGCAGCCAGTCCCGAAAATAGCCGCGTCCCGCTCGATGGTAGGAGCATGCTTATAGGCGTTGCTTTGGAATAGGCAGCCCTTACCAAACTTGTTCAGTTTGTCTGCCTTGCGCCTGACGTCGTAGTCCGCTCCGTTGGTCAGGAACATCGGCGCAGGAGTGCTGCGGACCATCTTGGCGACGTAGGTATCGGCGCACGCCTGAACGACGTTCCAGGCCACTCGGAGGTCAGTCGGAAGGACCTTGGAATAGCTACCGGGGAACAGACCGAAATACTCTGCGCCTCCGTACAAGCGAAGATGACGCCGGTCCATCTCGTGACGGCCTCGGCTGCGCTCAGCGAGAAACGCAGCAACGCCCACCAACGCATGGTGGGACTTGCCCTCGTCCTGCAACCACCATCGACGGTCAGAAACCCGCCCGCCCGCAAAATGCCTGAGATCGACGGCCATTTAGTCACCCACTCGCTGCAAACAGTAGTGATTCTTCGTCGTCCCTGGCGCGCGTTTGGCGCTCCTCAAGCGACACAGGACGGTCAGCCTCAACGACTCGAGACGGAGGCGCAGCCCATTGCACTTCGACATCACCGACACGGACCCGGACGGCACCAGAGGCTCGGAGATGCTCGATGAGCGCAGCGAGTTCGCTCACCAATCCTCCCCCGGCGCTGAGTCCTGTTTCCGTTGCCATGCCGTCCGCTCGCGTTCTCGCCATTCTCTAGCCTGCTGTGCTGAGTGCTCTGGAGTCCCGTGCGCTGGAGCCGTCGCTGGAGTCTGGCTCGCATAGGAGCGTGCCATTCGCCAGCCATAGAGTAGCGCGTCGGAGATATGGTCCGCTAGTCCCGGTGCCGCATCTGTCCCCGCGGGGTTCCAAAGCAGGTTGTCAAGTTCGCTGATTAGCTCCCTACAGGAGTCCGCACGGAGCTTGATTCTGCCGTCACGGAATGCGCCGTTGAGGAGCTTTCGATAGCCGAGCTTGTCCCGCTTCTCCGCTGCCCTAGCAGCGATTCCATGACGAGCGCGCATTTCATTTCCGTAACCGCGTCCGAGCGCGCCCTCATCGAGGATGGTTCCATCCCAGACGCAGCCGGATTCCCGGTAGCGAGACTCGGTGGCCTTGATGCGCTCTGCTAGCGAAGACGGGGTCAAGCCTGCCTCCTTCCAGGCCTCGGCGATGTAGGTCGTTTCGTCGTGAGGATGCCAGAGCGCAACGACAAAACCCGATGTGGGTTCGCGCTCCGATGCGCCTAGGTCAACTGCTAGGATTACGCGCCAGTCCTCCCGCTCCGGGATGGCCTCGCAGGCGTTGCGCTCTGCTTCGTATCGGTAGATGCGCCCAGCCTCGTCTTGGAGCCAGAGACCGCGCTCGAGTTGGTCCCTGGTAGTGTCATCGAGAAGGCTCAGCGCTCGACGGTACTCCGCACGGTCAAGGTGCGGATTGTCATCGATTCGCGCCGGGATGAACGGCCTGGAGGCGTCCGATGGCTCGATGAACCTCGACTTGACCCAGCTGTGTCCCACACCTCCGGGATTCGTTGCCGCTCGCATTCCTAGCGGAACGCTCACGCCAGCAACACGCCGAATCCGGCCAAGGAGGTAGCGATACGGCCGCTCCTCCCATTGCGTTAGCTCATCGACGCCGATGCGATGCAGTTCGCTGCCCTGGTAGCGGAATACGTCGGCAGGAGACTCGCAATAGCCGAATGACAACGAAGCCCCGCTGGGAAACGTCCAGCGCTTCTCCCGGTCGTTCCAGCTAGCTCCGGTGCCATGCCACCACGCTCGCGCGCGGTCCATCAGCGCTCCGGGCAGCGAAAGGTCCGTGTAAGTACGCCTAAGCAGGAGTCCCGCATACCCCGGCACGTCGAAGAAGCGTGCATGGTCCATCAGCAACGCGTCCGACTTGCCCCCTCCCGCTGCGCCTCCGTAGAGCGACTCAAAAGCCTCCGAAGCAAGAAACGCTAGCTGGCGCTCCGTTGGCAGATGCGGACACCATCTAGCGAGGCTGGCGAGGCCTCTACGGTCTAACTCCAGCCGGACGAATCGCTGGAGGATGGCGCGTTCGACGCTCACAGGTGCCAGAGGGAGCAAGGATTGAAGCGCAGCGTCCGGCTATCCTCCAGCCTCATCCACCGGTCTGTCCGATGCGAGTAGGACTCGAGTTGACCGGCGCGGTCTGCCTCGTCCAGCAGCGCTCCCATGAGTCCGCATGAGCGTCGAAGCTGCGTCGCGTAAACGTAATGGAGAGTCGGCCCGGACCAGCAGACCCAGCCGAGCAGGTGGTCCCGGTCGTCGGGGTCGCACGCTACCAGCGTGGAGGCAGCCGCTAGGATGCGCTCGACGCGTCGGAACATCGGGACGCGGTAATGGCCGATGCGTACCCCGCGGACGTCCCTGGAACCGCGGTAATATGATTCGACCCATGAGTGAGCAACCAAGCCAGTATCGGACGGCTCAGCAGCGCGGATGAGGCAGGGCCACGGGAGGGTCATCACAGCAACTCCATCTGCGCATGCGACGACTCTAGACGGCGCCGAGCAATCTCGATGTATTCGGCCTCGCGCTCGCATCCGACGTAGCGCGCACCTTCGGCAAGCGCAGCAACGCCGGTTGAGCCGGACCCGTTGAACGGGTCGAGCACGAGGCCATTCGGTGGAGTCACGAGACGCACGAGCCAGCGCATGAGCGCAAGCGGCTTCACGGTTGGGTGCGTGTTGCCCTCGCCGCGCTCTCGGCGGCTGGCCTTGGCGGTGTAGAAGAAGCGGGACGGCTCTCCGAGCATCGACGCCGCCGCCTCGTCCAGCGCGACGTTGGCGGGCCAGCGGCC